GCCTTGCCGAAATCTTCGGCTTGTTCCACTACTCGGGCATACTTCTCAACATTCTCACGTGTGCAACATTTGACCTCTACGACTACTAAGACATTAATGTCACGAGCCATAAATAGAAGATCTCCTGCGCGACCCCCGGGGAAGTCGTACTCCTTAGCGGTGCATTTTAGCGGCATTTCGGCTATCGCTTTCAACTGCAACTGCTCCTCTGCGGAGTTCACACTGCACTTCCTAATCTTGTGCTTATATCCTGCCTGCGACTCCAGGCCAAACTTCTCACAATACCATTTCATCCTTTCATCATAGTCCATAATTGGACCAACATATCCAGTCAGGCCGGTCTTTTGTGCAACTTCTTTCAACTCAGCTACTTTCTGAGTGTACACTTCACGTCCAAATTCGAAATACTTCAGCGCAACATTCTGAATTGCTTCAGCACTCGATTGCTCCATAGTCAATACATCAGACTTCTTGTGAGCATGCAACATCTTTGCAATAGAATCCTCCTCGACCGGAGACCTGTACAACTTTAGTTCCTCATCATATTTAGCGTAGTGTTTTAGGAAAGACGCATCCCCAAGATTTACAAAGGGGACCGACTCAGCATCCTTGTCAGCCATAGTGTACTTAATGTCCACCGCTGCCAACTCCTGCGCAATGGCGGTGTGGTTGAAATCATCATATCCACGTGCCACGGTCATAATATTATCATCTCCATATGTCATCAGCGACACAACCTGGTCAAACCTCGGTACCCTCCACCAGCCTTTCTTCTTGGCAATGGAATAATAGGTGTACCTCATATACAACGAATTTACCAAACTATTAATAACAACGGTCAATGGGTGACCTGACGGGTTAGACCCCATGAATTGCACAAGAGTGCCAAAATAATCATAAGTGGGGTAAGAGATTTCCGACGCAATACCACGCATAATGGTAAGGTCATCTTCCTCGTAGTTTCCCGATTTCTCGGCCAGGTGAATCAAAAGCTTAAAAGCCATAAGCATAAACTGCGGACTCATACGTCCATCAAATTTAGCATAATCACCAGCAATGGCCCGGTCCCATCCATGTTTTCCGATGTGTTCAAACAACTCAGTCCACTCTGGGGACTGTACAACCGTTCCCACTGCGCACTCAGTCACAACTTTGTTGCGCTGGCACAGTGCTGCTAGAGTCAAGTAATACTTGCGCACTAGGAAGACAAACGGGAAATTCGCCGCAGCGAACACCCTTACCTTGTCCTTGTTAAGTTTTGTGGGCTCATCTTTCAGAGCACCCTTGAAAATGGCGTTAATCGCCTCTCCCTTAAGGAGTTTTTGTTCCATCTTAGCGACTTCTTCAAGTACCATAGGGTCAACGTCCCTTGGGCACGAGATTCCTTCTACAGTCCGGTCACTGACCTCTACTAACTGGGTCTTTGGTCCCTTGAGGGGAAACCCAATAGAGGTGGAGAAATTAATGGCATTTACGCCAAGTACTCCATCCAGGCCGGCGAGATTCGCATCATCCGAAAGCTTCCCGAGTCTCTTCAATTCTTCCTCGGGTATAGTGTCCAACTTAGCGCAATAATCTACATAC